CCCATGAGCAGTAATCTTCCGGGTCTGCATCAATCGCTCTCATTGTTCCTCCTCCATCTTTGGCAAGCGGTGACGGATTCGAACCGCCATAACGGAAACCAAAGTCCCGTGTCTTACCATTAAACGAACCGCCCGCGCTCTTCCTACTCCTCTTTTTATCTTCTCTTCCCGTATGAGCAAAAGTCGTCCTCGTACGGTGTTTCATCTTTACCCCACCGGCACTCGTTATGCGGGTAGCCGCCGTTGTTGTCCTGCCAGTATCTGCAATCTCTGCACCGCACCGCCCGCACATATTCCCCGGAATAATCTACTGCCGCCGCTACGCAATTCCATACCGCTTGTAGAGATTCATACGCATCTGTCATTGGGGTTGTTGTGAGTTGCAAATCCGCTATGTAGCGCAGAATGTTTTCTCGGTTTATTAATTCCATTATTTTCTCTCCCCATATGAGCAAAAGTCGGATTCGTCCGGCGTTTTGTCATCGCCCCAAAATCGGCAATCTTCGAGCAGATCGCCACCGTTATTGTTTATCCAATACCTACAGTCCTTACATCTGACAATTGGCACATAGTCTACTGTCGGAATCGCATCAAACACCTTAAACGCAGCGTCTTCCATCTCCAGGTACGGATGCAGCATATTGATCATCGCTATGATCGCGTCTGCTTTCTTGATATATCCCAAGTCGTTATCTTCCATAATTCCCTCCTATGGTCTGTTTTTCGGCTTCTTGTGCCGATAATGTGAATCAATCATGATCATCGTTTCCTCGCTTGCCCGCTTCCGGGCATCCAGGATTTCTTGCCGATAAGCTTTCCATTCCTGGTACTTATCACACGAATCGTGGCAAGCCTTGTGTCTTTTCTCACAACCTTGACACGGAGCCTTTCTTACCTCGCGTACTTCGTTACACTGTTGCATATCGTTCTCAATTCCGAATTATTCAGCGGCGGCTTACAAGCTGCCTTGTTACAAATTTTCAATTCTTCCAGGATATCCTTCTTGCTATAGCCGAGGGTATGTAGCTGTCCCGCAAGGCTTGTGAGAGAAACATTTCTCCCGCCCTCGCCTATCAGAGGGTAATCCGGGATCAGAGGAATTTTTCCTCCGGTCCTTTCGGGCCAGGTCGGCTGATATATCCGCTCACCGGGGGGGCCAGCCTCTTTCGGGGCCGCCGGGAAATATGTTTCCAGGATATAGTCAATCGCTTCCTGGTTCTCACAGATCAGCGGATATACCATGACATCCCCGGTCATGATAAAATATCTCGCAGCCTTGTAGATTTCCACGCCAGCCATGTTGTTTTTGCCCTTAAACGGCAGGTCCCCTTTAAGGACGATATGAAAGCCTCTGCCGGATTTTGACTTCTCGGTGTAGGATTTACACCGAGAGATAATATCCACAGCGAGAGGGCTAATCAGGCCGTCCTCGGCATATCCCTCGTCAATGTCTATCCCCACATAGCCATTATCATTAAAGACAAAGCCGATGTACTCATAGAAGCCGTCTGCCACCGCATCAATCGCGGCGGCAAACGTACTCCATGTATGGGGATTTACTGCGCTTGCCGGGGATCTGCGGAAAGCGCACATGGGGGCTTTGGATCCTACTGTGGCACATACCCATTGGTTGATATTCTGAAGTTCTCTTGGGATGCGTTTTACATTCATTTCTTTTTCGGGGCTATCTTTTTCCCGGCAAAATAGTAATCTCCAACATGGATGGGATACTGGGCGAATGGGCTGTCATCCTCGATCTTGCCCTCTGCGAGGATCTTATCTACCTGGGCTGTCGGCATTGAATCCAGCACCCAATCGCTGCCAGCTTTCATGAGGAAAGCCACTCGTCCTTGTACGATTTTCAGCTTTGCGGTCATCTTATCTCCTTTCAATCATTCAGCAGAGCCATGAGGTCTGCCGCTGTTTTCGGGGCTACGACTTCCTTCGGCGGTTCTTCCTTCGGAGGTTCCGGGGCCGTCCGGTCCATGTTGCCAAGGGTCATCGCCCGCTCTGTGGGGGTTTCGGTAAAGCCGTCTGCGTGTTCATAGTTTCGCAGATTTACGAAAGTGACGGTTTCACCGGGTACTTCTCTACTCGGAACATGAGAATGCGTGACATTAGCTTTAATATACTTGTTGACAAGCTTTTCCGGGTCTACGGTCGTTATCATCCTGTCGCCCATTGCCGATCTTGCCAGCCAGGAAAAGAGGCTATAAGCTGTGTCGTTCTGTGAGCCATCGACATTTTTGAAGCGGTAATTTAAAATTGCCGTTCTCCCTTTGGCGTTGGTAACGAAGACTTTAAGCGTCCCGAATGTTTCCTTGTATTCCGTGGCATAGATACGGAATATATCCTCCCCTTCAGGGATGGGATCGAATGTACTTGTAAGATTGATTGTTGCCATGATTTTCTCCTATTTCACAGTCAAACGATAGCTTGATTCTTTGCTCACATAGAGGTCGTAGAGGCCAGCATTCTGAAGGGCCTTTTTGTCCAGCTTCTCCGTTTCGGTTTTGCTGATCGACCAGGTATACAGATCGCCTTTCATCTCGACCTTCTTGTCCCCGTCCCTAAACTGGAGGATGGCTGCGTCCCGGATAAGATCCTTGATTTCCTTCAGCCTCTTTTCCTTGTCGGATACGGAGTTGATGACCACATCTATCTCATGCTTCAGGGCCTCGCCCTCTTTGATGAGCATATTGATGTCCGTATCGGGGGCCAAATTGTGCGTTTTAAGGGCCTTTAGGATCTCGGCATCCTTTTTCTCGTCATAGTCGGGAGAAACGCCTGTGAGGACATATTTTTCCCACCAGCGCAGGGCTTTGTCGATATAGCCCTGGAAGTTCGGGTATCTTTCCTGGAGGCTGAAGGGAACAGTGATGGTATTCTTGCTGCTGGGGTTGAATTTCTCCGGGCGGTCATAATCTTTCTCTTCCAGGATGGAGGCCACCATGATGACGGCATCCGTATTCAGAAGATACGCATAGAGTGCTGCCTGGAGAGCATAGTATTTCGGGATATCGTCTTGCCAATCCTCTGCACGTTTTGTGGTTTTCATTTCCAAAACGGCCTCTACATCGCCGTTTTCTTCTGTGAGGATATAGTCCCACATCCCGCCAAAAATCGGCTGTTCGGGGAAGAAATCGCCCCTGGTGGCTTTGAAATAATCCTTCCCCCATCTGTCTGCCGGGGTCACAAGGTTGTCCATGCCGTAAGAATGCCTCATGTATTCTGCCTGTTTCGGCTCAATCTTTTTTCCGGCGAGGGTGTAAATGGTGTCTTCATAAGGCTCTTCGTAGGTCCTTGTGATAGCGCACCACGCCTCAAACGGAGTACACCACGGGTTAAGGCCAAGGATGGCTGCGAACCGGGTTCCTGTCAGTTTCTTCGGATGCTTTGGAGGGTCCACCTCGATGTGCTTATCTACCCATTTCATTTTTCTTCTCCCAACATGGCTGCGATACCCTGGATGGTGATCTCACAGTCCTCTTTGGATATATCGGTCAGATTCCCGGTCTTGATGAGGATCTCGGATACCGTATCGGCTTTATCCGGGAATTTTTCGATCAGCTTCTTAAACATCTTTTTAAGCTGTGATACCTGGAGGGCCGTGGCCTTTCCTCCCGTCAATTCTTCCTTAATCTCTTTCCGCTCTTCAACTGTTGCGGGGGCTTTCGGGGGCTGTGGTGCTGGCAGGTCCTTTGCGGGTTCCTGGGGCTGGAGGATTCCGGAGTCAATAGCATCCTGTTCCACGATGTCAAGGGCTACCATGTACAGATATCTGCGGAGATAAGTGACTACGGAACCAAGCCTCTGCACGGCATTGTTCACGGGCTGTCCGGCCTTATTGATGATCGGCTCGATCTCACGCATCGGCAGAGTGAAGCAGATCATGTCTTCCGGGTTATCCATACTGATGATGCCCATCGAGGCAAAGTCATTGTTGAAGTTCGTCATCGGGAAGAGGCGATACTTCAGGAAAAGCGGCGTTGCGGCAGGGACAATATCCTCCAGTTCAAAGTACACCCACTGCTGCTGGATGTTTTTCCCCGTCTTCTTTACGCCTCCGCTGGCGAATTCCGACCGCACGTTCATCAGCTTTTCGTAGACATTCATCTTGGTTACATCAACGACCCAACTCTCCGTGGCTGTGGTAATCTCCATCTGTTCTTCTTTCTTCTTTGGCATTTTTCTTTCTCCCCTAAAATCTTTCATCATTTTTTCAGCTAATTTGATATACCATTCTTTGTCTATATCGTTAACAGTAATTCTGTTATCGTTATCTATAATGCAGTTTCCCGGCAGATTAGGCATCTTTGCCGTCTGCCCACCGGGCTTTACCTTGAAAAGTGTTCCGAGATTTGGATCCTTACTGGCGTAAACTCGGTTCGTCTTTTGCCGTGGCTGTCGCTCCCCGTAGCATTCCTGGAAGACCGATTCATACTTACTGGATGCGTGAGCGATGATTTGGAATTCGAACGGATCATCGCACTGTTCTATCGTTTCTCGCAGCGGTGTTCCGCTTACCATGTATTCCCGGAGAGCCTTTTTCACGATGGTGTAGTTATTATTGATCCCCCAGGCTCCCTTTTCTGTGATGCCGTAATTCAGATATCCACCTACAGTCTTGACCGAGCCGTCAGTCTTCACGATGAGAAGATTGTTGACATCTTTAATCCAAATGTTCTGAATCTCATCGGTTTCCAACTCAAACCGGGTTTCGGCTTCCCACTCGGAGCAAATCCGGTCCACTGTCTGAAGTTCCGATTTATCCACCTCATACGCAAGGCCGTCTGTGTTCAGATTCACCGGGGTAAGCGTCTTGCACTCTTCCAAGAGCCGCATAAGCAGCACTGTCAGAAAGAGTTGCCCGGAGATCCGAAGTGACCTTGTCGGAAGAGGATCGTAGAGTTCGTTATACTGGTTTTCCTGCGCTCCCGATACGGTGTTCAGCGGAAGCTTAAGATCCTTTGCTGTCTGCTTATCGCCGTTGTGCTTCGCTGCGATTCGATCTCGCCGGATGGCGTAAAACAGTTCCGGGTCAGGCACATTCCGTGAGAGATATCCGTACTGCTCGATGAGCGATGGATAAAGGCTGCTGACATCTCGATTCTGCATCACCCGTGTTTCGCTTGACTCGAATCGATATCCCGTTAAGGACCCGTGGACACCGCCCCATGCATATCGGCAAGGCATCCCGCCTATCTCGATATCGAGCGATCTTGAGAAGAGGTCTTCGTCAGGAATCGATTCGTCCCGGATTTGGTCGAAAAAGCGTAGCACTTCTTCCGGGATATGCCGCTTGTCAAGGTTCTGTGGGTATTCGTAGAGTCTTCCGTCATGCCGTTCCTGATAGGTCGCTCGGAGCATCTTGGCGGTCAACTTGGCATTGGTCAGCCCCATCGCTTGGATGCTGTCAATTCCCGCCCTGGAGCCGAGATTGGCTTTGGTCTTGATGTAATCCTTCCGCAGTTTCAGAAGCTGTTCGGTGGCATCGACATCATGCTTACAGTATTTGATGACCAGTTGCAGTTCCTTCTCGGTCAGCGGTCTGTCAAGGTCGAATGGCACTTCGGTTTCCTCGATGGACATTCCGAGATGACCCTCTATCGACTTTAGCGAAAGCGTCTGCTGCATATCGTCCCGGAGATCCACATTGTTGAAATCACAGAACACTCCCTTAAGAGCGGGGCATTGATATCCTTGCTTGCCCTGGATGATCCAGTCATTCACTTTCTTGACCACTTGAGGCTCGAAATCAGCCATTATAGCCTTGATGATGTACTGGTCATAGGATTTACTATTGAAGCCGAAAAACACGGATTCCGAGCTTATAAGGGCTTCCAGGGCTACCTTGTCATTGTGAGTGACTGTGTATCTCCCGGTGGCGTAATTCTTGCAGACTACGATGTAATCGTATTTGTATACTTCGCAGTCATATGTGTAGATATTCATTTGCAAATACCACTATTGCACTTGGGAACGGGGCGTTATATTTTGCGCCACCAAATTTGATCCGGCCTTTTATAAAAGTAATTTCGCCTTTCATACAGTAATCGTGCCGCCATGCTGTATCTGTCCTTGCCGGGAGAAGCATACACACCAAGTGACATTCCCCACTAACTATTTTCTGATAGGCCGTTTTTACCCATACTCCGATTTGTCGCCCGTAAGGTGGGTTCATCCAACAGTTTCCGAACCACTTCGACGATAGTCCGTCTTGCTCTTTAGTGAAGTAGTGTTTGCACTTGGCGTTTTCGGGTGTAGCGCAGACATCGAGATCGAAGTGATATAAGGCGTTTAGAGCGTGGAAGAGCCAGTCCGGCGTTGCCCACTCATCCGTATTCGAGGTGTACAATCCGTTGTTTATCATTTCTCGATTTCTCCTCTGCATATTTTAAGAATTCTATGGGTTTGTAACTTCTCGATAAGGCATTTGACTTTACATCCGAAACTCACAAAGCGGTCACAACATTCGCAAGACCTTGTCAAATCGCAATATGAGTAGAAATAGCCATATGTGTTATAACCATGATATCGATTATCTTCTAATTCTTGACGAGTCATTTCTATCCCCACACCTCTTTCGCAATATCGTATATCACTGTAACTGTCACGCCGTTCCCGGCTTGCTTGTAGAGCTGACTATCGCTATTAACAAATTGCGCTTTCTCAAAGTAATCGTCTGTCCATCCCTGAAGCCTGAAACACTCTTTTGGAGTCAGTTTTCGGATTCGGAAATCCTCGGTCAAAGTACCCTGGGAGTCATTGCACTGAAGCGTACTACTCGGCACTCTCCCTCGGCGGGTATTGGATTCGCAGTAGGATAACTGAATTCCGTCACCCGGATGGGCTTCGGTGTATCCATCTTTTGTGGCATTCTTTATGAGAACGCCGTGTCTGTCTTGGGCGGTAAGTGTAAACATTGGTTCTCCGTCTTCTTTAAAGCGTCTTCCGTTTTGCCTCTTGTTTATTCGGTCTGGGGTAAGGCACGGGACGGCTATTTTCGGCATTCGGTTCCCCCCCATACAAGTATCTAATGTGGGAGATACGCCGTCTGCCGAATATACTCTTCCGGCTTGCGGATTAGGCTCGTTTTCCGTCCCGTATATTTGTGCTATCTGTTTAATATCCTTCATAACAATCACATATGTATATGCTTGGTTGAATGTAGAATGCTTCCCCGTGCTTGCTACAATCGCACAAGCGATGTTCGTAAGACGGGGGGGGATGTGTTCGGATTTACCCGCAAGTATCGGTATCAGTTTTTTCATTAGTTTCTATCGCACCCGTGGTGTACTGAAGATTGCCGAAGCCCTTATAGTTTCTCGCCAACAAACATTCAGAAGTTGCTGTCGGCTTTGGCGGCAGTTTATATGCGAGATTTATGCCCTGTGTCTTCCGTTTACTCGGAGTATCCCAACTCTCTCTCTCTACGGGATATGATCCATTACAAACGGCTTGCCCCATTTTGGCAGTTAAAGTGTTTGAAACGAGGTGTCCTTGTATCCCATCAGCCTCTTCGTTGCCGTCTCCGACAGGAAATATTTCTCGTCCACCGAATCTTCGAGAATGTCCGATAATGAACACTCTCTCCCGGTTTTGGGGAACGCCATGGTCTTTGCTGTTGACAAGCCGCCATTCCGCATCGTACCCCCCCCGTGCCATTTCAGAGAGTACCCGTCCAAAATCGAATCCCCGGTGTATGCTAATAAGGTTCTTAACATTCTCAACGAACAGCCATTCGGGTCTATCTGCTTCCGGGATACCTTCAAGAAGTTGCATAACTCGGAAAAAGAGAGAACTTCTGTTTCCCTCGAATCCTTGCTGTTTTCCGGCAACGCTGATGTCCTGGCAAGGGAATCCGAAGCACCAACAGTCGGCTCTCGGAATAACTCTTGCATCAACTCTTGTAATGTCATCTGCGTACCACTCACCATTGAGGTATTCATCTTTCAATATCTCCTTTTGTCTTTTCTTAAGATCCATCTCTGAAAGACGCATTCTCTGCTCTTCCGTAATGGTATGCATGGACCGGTAACTGGCTTCCGCATATTTGTCGATCTCACAATGCCCAATGCACTCATGGCCTACGATTTCCAGGCCCCGTGTAAAGCCGCCAATGCCGCTGAACCAATCTATGAATCTCATATCGTGTTCTCCTTGAAGATGCATACTGGAGAAGCTGATAACGAATACGCCGTCGATGTGGATGCCAATATGGTTTTGATATTCGGTGACAATGGATAAGTCTGCACTTTAAGAGGAACATACTTTAGCGTTTCCGGGTATTCCGTACCGCAGTATTCACACTTCCATCCGTGCAGAGGTGCGCCACAGTTTTTGCAATTCGTCATCACTTCACCCCCAGCCATTCCCGGAAGAGTCTTCCGCATTCCGGGCAGAGGTCGAGTTCCTCCACCTTCTCGAATGTCACCCGGACCTTCAGTGTCAGCTTAATTTCGGCGATCCCTTGGTCTTTTGGGATCTCTTTGCCGCAGCGGTCACAGTATTTCTTCGTCATCTTTTCTCTCCATCTGCCCCTGCCATACCTTCTCGGTAAAGATCATCTTGCCCACATGGCCCGTCTTAATCCTCGAATCACACCACACAGGGATCCCCTTCTGTTTCATCTTCCAGCAGAGGCTCCAATCCTCACCCATCCCCGGAAGAGGCTGAAACACCGATTCTCCGTAAGCAATGGCGAGTTCCACAAGCATATCCACCTTTGTGATAGCCACCGCCAGCCCTATCGCATCCACCTGGAAGATCGTGTCTTTCGGATAATCGGTATAGAATGTCTGATGCTCTTCATGTGTTACCGGGTCATATTCGAGGCTCTTCAGAGCCACCGGGTTGGTCGGGAATTTCCGTCTGAAGCACATCGCTGAAACAAAGTCTTTCCCGGTCAGAACGTCCTCTATCAGCCTTGTGACGGTGTCGGGAAGGAAGGTCATATCGCTGTCGAACCATACGATATAATCCACATCGTTTTCCACCGCTTGCTGAAGTAGCAATTCCCGTGAGAAGTGAACCAAGGACCCGATTTGAAACGCTATCCTCGTTTCGCCTACGGACTTCAGGCCCATCAGGCACTGGACGAATTCCGGCGACATTGCGTCATATACGGGTACGGCGATCATTATTTTCGGCATTTTCATCTCTATTCCTCCGCGAAATAACAGTTCTCTTTTCTATAGGTTTTCATCCTTGATTTATAGGCCCTCTGCAAATACGGGATCGCATCCACGAAGTCATAGCAGACCGCGTTTTCTTTTCCGTCTGCAGTCCGGGCGATACGCCCGATGGCCTGTGCCACCACGGCGTAATCCTTCACCGGGGTTGCCATGAAGAGCCTGTCAAGGCAGGGAATGTCGAGTCCTTCTTTAGCAAGCTGATATGTGGCAAAGAGATATTTCAGTTTCCCCTGCCGCATTTCCTCCAGGATCTCTTCCCGCTCTTCCTTGCCTCTTTTGGTAGTCATCTTCCCGGTAATCATTGCAGACTGGTCATACATCTCGTTTGGTAGCAGATACCGCAGAGTTGCGAGATGTGATACCCGCTCCGACAGGATGAGGCAACTATGGCCTTTGTTCTCCACGATGGTGTTTACGATGGTTCCGTTTCGGTTTATATCGTGGGTCAGTGCGTTGATCATCCCGGTGTAATTCAGTGTCCCGTCTGTATTCACACATTCCCGTGTAAGCCCTATTCCTGTTGGCCTGGCGGCTATTCCTACTCTTACAGTTCGCTCTTCCACAGCCTCGTCCGGGACCGTATAGGCCACATCTCCGAGGAGGGCGTATGTGGCTTTGATTAACCCGTCTGCCCGGTGTACTGTAGCTGACAAGCCGAATTTATGTCT